ATTGCCTGATTCTTGTTTCTCTTGTATAAAACTATCAAAAGTTTTTAATTTTAATATTTCGTAGGCTACTGGTTGAAAATAATAAACAGACCCTAGTGCTGTAAATAAACTTAAAAATATAATAGTTTTTTTCATCCAGACCCTTGCTTAATAGTTATAGTGGTTGAAGAACCACCATTCACTTTAACTGTATTTGATACTCCGTCTTGTACTAAGATAATAGTATAGCTTTGAGAACCGTCTAATGACAGTCTTGCACTTTGGCTTACGGATCTGATCATACTTATGTTTTGGCCTGATACTATAGTTGTAATCTGTGTGTCTTTGTCCTGACCTATATCTGTACCAGTAATACGTATGCCTACACCGCCCTGTTTTAGCTGATCCTCTTCTTTAGATATTGCTAAAGCATCTATAACATTAAGTAAATCCTCAAGAAAGTTTACGTCTAAATAATTTATATCTAGTTCAGTGAATTCAAGATCAGCCTCTGTATCTAGAAAATCTTCATTAAGAAAATCAATATCCAGATCATCAAAATCTAAATAATCTACTGTCGTTTTTGATTGTGTCTCTTCTGTTTGTCTTTGTGTTTCCTCTGGTGGATTGACAATTAACATATTATCAATCAAATCTAGCGATATATCTAAAGTAACAGGCTTGGTAGGGTTGTTTTCATATACAGATACGGTTGTTGCTTGGTATGGTTTGTTTAAAGTAACACTACCAGATGCTGTCGATACCAATATCTCGCCACTAGATATACCGTTTTCATCTGGCAATAGTATGACAAGAGATCTTCCTAACTCGTCTACAGTACAAGTAAAATCAGTACCTCTAATTGCTATATCAGCGGTAGGAGTCTTAATAGATATGTTACTTTTGTTGTTAAATTTACCAGTAATAAAACGAGCAGTACCACTAGCAAATTTAAGTGCCATCTTTGATTTAGATGGGTCTGGATCGTAGATGTATTCGTCTATAACCAGCTTAGAATGTTCAGTTAATTTTACTGTAGAAGAATCTTCAAAGGTTATAGCAACTCTGCCCGCTTCTGTACGGACATCATCCATTTGTTGTATATCAAACTGTAATTCAGCTCCGTAAGCTTTATCTCTGAGAACTTGTGCGTTGCCTCTAACTTCTGAAATAGAGCCTATTTCAACAGACGAATGAAGTAGTTGAGTCTGACTGAGTAACGCAAACAGTACCGTTAGAGCCAACAGATGTAATTTTAAGCCAATCATTATCTGTAGTAGACTCCTGATCTATGTTAAATGTTCTTGTACTGCCTGTATGATCTAAGTAAAAGTAACCACCAGCGTATCCATCGCCATCATAGGTTATTGTATTATCACTACCATCTATATCCATATAGTTTGTAGCACCATCGACATCGATACTAGATGTAATACTATTGCCTGAACCTTGTACTATCCAATCTAAATCAAGGTTTGCAGCCAATGCTGTCATCGCATGGTTTAATGTGGCTGTGTTTGTGTTACCTGTAAATTGAACATTCACGTTAGAACCATCTGCCCCTGTAGCGTTTGTTTCATCTGTACTCATGTTAAACGTATTGGTATCACCTATAAAGGAAAAGTAACCTGTGTAGTTATCTGCCCATATATCACCAAGAAATTTATTAGTGTTACCTTTTTGTAAAATATCTAAAGTCATACTTGTACCATCTAAATCTAACGGTGTCATATTAGAAGCACCAGCTGTTGCATCAGCACCACCTATGATATTACCGCTACCGTTAACTTGTTCTATATCTAGATTAGATGTAGCACCTGACTGATCTATAAATATTTCATTGTCTGCACTTAATAAATGCAAAGATAAAATTAACAAACCAAACCCAATTGAAATCGCCTTGAAAAGTTCAAGAACTTGTTTTCCAGTATCCTTGTTCATATCCTTCCTCTATTGTTTGTAAAACAGCCGTCTCGATAGCCATCTGTAAAGCAATATTTATAGACTCATTTTCTACTATACCGCTCTCTATTTCAACTAATTCGGTGTTGTTTGCATAAAATCTGAACACATCAGAAGATACAGATGCACTCAATATTGACTTAGTTACTAAGACTTCAATTAAAATTTTACCTGTACTTACTGATACTGTACGCAAAGAAATAGTAACCGAGTCCTGTCTGTATTCTTTTGAAGCACCTATACCTAAGTATCTTGCACCAGCTCCTCCTGATTTCATGTTAGTTTCGTAACCTACAACACCACCCTCCATCAATAGTCCAGCAAACAGTAAAGGTTTTACCTTTTGTTTTTCATCAAAGTTTTCTCTGGTAGTACGTATTATTTGTCTCTCTTTAGTTAAATTATCTAAACCCTTGCGTTCTACTACATCAAATACGTTAGAATGTTTTAAGGCCCTTATAAGATAAGCATCAGGCGCCTGGGTGATTGCAGTGCTAAAACTTGCATATTGACTGTTTGATCTACGTTGACCTGTATCATCTTTAAAAGAGTTTGGATAAACAGCTACAACAGGTTTTTTTATAGGTATAGGAACATCTGATAAATTGGTAAGTAAAGCTCCAACTTCTGCTGATTCAATACTTCGTATTGGTGGTATACCGTTATATAAAGGATCTACAACTAATGCACAACTAGAAAGTAAAAGAACCGAGAGGTACAGTAATTTCTGTTGTATTGCCTTCTTCATCTGTAATTATTAATGTTACTTTATCGTCCTCTACCCTATATTCTATGGTATTGCCTTCCAATTCTAGCACTCCAAAATCAGATGCAGTTTCACCAAACAAACTATCAACCAACTGTCTGCTTAATTGAGCGTATATTCTACTCTCTAAATTACGTATGAACCTAGCTAGAGTAGTGTTATCCGCTTCTCTCTCTAGATCCTCTACATAGGCTTTTATTTCTTCACGTATAGCTTCTTTTCTATTGAACTCTTGGTTCTCTATCGTTAGATAATGACTAGAGGTATTTATACCTGAAAAGCTAGGGTTCTTAAATTTGTGCGTCATTTCATCAGCGCTCAAATAACCAACAAATAATGTAATACTAAGGATGCTTAGTATGATAAAAAAATTATCCCACTTATCCATTACATAAAATAAATTGAGTACATCATTCCTACTAATGTCAAAAATATTACAGACAAAGAACCTCTAATAATTATCTTATCTAAATGTTTGAAATCTTTTTCAAACTCTGCATTTGTATATTCATAGATATATTTGTCTCTTGGCATGGGTTCAAATATTACATTGTCTATTGATACAAGTTGCTCTCTTTGTATTTTTTTTATTTTCTCTTTGTTCATAAACTACATATAACCCATTTCGTGCAGAACATCTGCTATCGCATCTATTTTGTATACAACATACACATAAACCATCACAAAAATTAAAAACATACCTCTTAAATAATATTCTTGAACTAAATCAATCGTATTACTGATCACGTTAAATACTTTTTGTCTTTTAGATATTTTCCTTTTTCTAGCCATAACTTAATTATCCTTTTTGTGCCATTTATCTATATGTTTAGTTTCTTCTAAATATGTTTTGGTTCTTTTTTCCCAAAATTCTTTTTCATTAAACTTTGTTTTAATATTTAATTTATCCATTTCGTCTATCCTTTTGTTGTTTAATCGACTCTTCTAATTCCTTCTTGCTTTTTATTTTTTGGTTCTGCTGTTTCATTTCTCCCCTCGTTCTCTCTGATTTCCAAAACAGTATTCACCTTTTGTTTCAACCTTATCATATCTTGATCTAACAATCGTAACTGATCAGTCAAACGAATTATAGTAATTTTCATTTCTTGAACAGACGGATCTATTTTATTGGTTATAGTTTGCCAGACAAAGTAAACAAAATAACCAAGACCTACAACCATAACTACAGAAAAACCAAAGTCTGCTATAAGCTGTGCTATATCCATCAATCTCTTCTAGCGTCTATTTTACCATCCTCCACAAAGTTTTCTGCTCTTGCTATTCTGTCCAAGTCTGGTGCTAGATTCAACGCACTAGAGACACTTACATCTATACGAATCATATCGTTGTTCATTATGGTGGCCCTAGTTATCAGCATCTTGGTTATGCCTTGTATGGTCTTAATTTCATCAACTAGACCGTCCATCATTTGTTTCATAACCATAAATATGAAAAAACCCATAATTAGACCACTAGCTATAGGTAAGCCTACTTCTGCTATGAGGTCAAAAACCTCCACTAACTATCTTCGCCTTTAAAGTTTTTACTAGAATTTGTTGTCCCAGCATATAAACCAAACCAGGCTGCTCCAGCACCTACTACTATAGATATTAAACCTGATTGTTCAAAGCTAGGTGTTTCTAAAGCCATAAACCATATTGTGCATTTATAAAGCAAGATTATATACACAGTAAGAAATATACGAGGAAATATTCTCCAGGAGTCTACAGCTTTTGCTAGATGAATCCATCTTTGATGAGGATTGACATTAACGTCCGATTCTAAATCTCTAATTTTATCTTTTAGGTCAGATATTTCTTTAATCATATCCATGAATTTATTGAGATCCATTTCGACCTCATTACGATCCATGTCCCCGCTAAATCTGCTTTGATCGTTCATACAAACTCGACCAATACGATTGCACTTACAATAAAAGGATAAACTGCCCAAAGCATTGTTTCTAGCCTATCAAATTTTTTTGATCCATCTTCCAACCGTCTTTCTATGTTCTCATAACGAATCGTACACTCGCGCTCATGTGCTTCAATTTTAGCCATTGATTCGTTTATATCAGGCATTATTTTTTTGCTTTTTTAACTCTTATTTCTTCGTAGGCTTCATTGACATCAGGGGTTGATTCATCATCACCTACAAATCTTCCATCTTCATCTCTAGCTCTTACAGTTTTTCTTTCAGTCCCAGTAATAGCGTCAATAATTTTTTTCCAAAAACTCATTTACTTCTCCTTTGCTCTACCTACATTAATAGCACACCAATCTATTAGCTTATAAATTTTGCCTATAATTTCATCGTCTTTTGGTGTTGGTGTTAAGGCACAAATTAAAGAAGCCCCTGATATGACCCAAGGTGCTATTTGTATTATTGTTAAAATTGTATCTATCATGTCATTCTCCTTCTGTTAATGATTCTTTTGGAACATCCCAACAGTTAAGATTAGATGCTACTGTTCTTCTTTCTCCCTCACCTTTGAATGGATATACCATGTGTTGTAACCAAGAAGGAAACACTAATAATTTACCTACGGTTGGCTTTATCACAAAAGACTGAGGTGGTCTTAGTCTTTCTGTATTCATCAATTCGTTTCTCCCGTATTGAAAAGCAATGTAGCCATCGCAATCACCAGACGTATTATATAAGGAGTAGTTTGGTGATCCAGCAGTAGGTTGCTCTAATATTTGTTGGGGTACTTTTGTCCAACCAGTAGTAGAGATACCCATTATGGTTTTTGTCCCATGGTCGTGGATTGGATTGTAGTCGCCTTCATAACTATGCACCGACCATGTTTCATCGATAGCTACTGCTTTAGGAGAAGTAAGGCGAGAACCTGTATTATTGCTGAAAAAGTTAATGTAATCAGCACCCAGACTACAAATAAAATCAGAATATTCTTTGACTCTAGGGTCTGCATTATCCATTAGTAATTGTTCGCCCTGAGATATTTGTCCTACTAAAGTATCAGCTAATGATTTTTTGTTTTCATCTTCTAAATATTCATCTAGGTAATCGTTTAGGTCATTTACCATACTTATAGGCATTTCTGTTTCCATAACGTAAACAGAGGGCATATTATGTACTGTGACTTCTGCCATTAACTAGGTACGTTAAAACTGTTGTCTGGTGTGCTTACTGCTGGTGGGTTAGTTATAACGCTATCTACTTGACTTGCAAATATTTCATCCCACTTTGATACAGGACAGATAGCTACTAAATCTGCATTACTCCAACTGCCTTTAGCTTTTAAAGTAAAGTTAGTAGTTTCTGCACCTGTAACAGAATCTACATCTTTTTGATTTATAGAAACATGAAAATCTGAAGTGTAATAAGTAGAATCACCTTCACTATCGTTTTTATAAGTCATAGTTATATCCCATTTATCAACTTTGCTATTGCTATTAACGTATGGGGTACACCTTGTTATTGCTTTTGTTACTGCCATTTTTTACTCCTTAATGTAGTTTCTTTTTAATTTCATTAATCTCTGTTGATAATTCTTGTATGGCTTTTACAAGTATAGTTTCCAAATTAGTTGCTCCTATACGTTGTCTGCCATCTGCTTCATCTTCTTGCCAAAGATCAAAACCATCTTTTATTTCATCATGTGCATCTATAGCAGCTTTTACTTCTTGTGCTATAAATCCATGATTAATTTTATCATTCATAGTTCTTTTTTCTGAACCCTCTTTATAAGCGTTTAGTTCTGGAGATATATCTTTTTCTTTTTTCCATCTAAAAGTAACTGGTCTTAAATCGTTTATAAAAGATAAAACCGCTTTTTGGTCTTCTATATCTTCTTTCAATCTTATATCAGAAGGAGCGGTTATTGTGGTAGCACCTAAAGTTATATTTGAATCTGTAGTTCCATCACCAAAAGTAAAGTTGCCATTACCTGTGCAAGTTACGTTTTGCCCCATCACTATTTGGTTTGTTCCACTTGCAGCAGAAAAACTTGTATCATTACCAATCGCTATGCATTGTGAACCTGTTGTGAGATTGTCTCCTGCATTTTGACCTAATATCACATTATCGTTACCAGTTGTTAAAGGGTCACCAGAGGTGTGTCCAACAGCTGTGTTTCTTACACCTGTAGTGAGACTATCTAGAGAAGATGCGCCTATCGCTGTATTTTGATCTGCTGAACTAGCAGAGTTTAATGCTATATCGCCTACCGCCGTATTACTTGCTCCAGTTACTGATGCTGCTGCAGCAGCACCTACAGCTACATTAGAATTACCACAAGCAGCACTTAAAGCGTTATAACCGATAGCTATGTTTTGAGTTGATGTTGTCAATCCATCACCTGCAAAAGGACCAATCGCTACATTATTTGCTCCTGTTGTAGCTGAAATCATAGCACCTGTTCCAATAGCAGTATTGTAGTTTGCCGTTGTGACACTACCTAAAGCATTTACACCTAATCCCACGTTATATGAGCCAGTCGTACATGCATCCAGAGCCAGATAACCCATAGCTGTATTTTCTGTGCCTGTTGTATCAGAATACAATGTCCTTTGTCCACATCCTGTGTTATAAGAACCTGTGGTAAGAGCTTGCATAGAATCCATGCCAATAGCAGTGTTTCTTGTTGCTGTAGTTGCAGTTTTCAAAGCATTAGTACCAACTGCTGTGTTATCTGCTCCTGTGGTGGTTAGTGCTAATACACCAGAACCAACAGCAGTATTGTTTGAAGCAGCATTTGTAAAAAGAGCTTGATTGCCAACCGCAGTATTGTTAGCACCAGTTGTAACTGTTTTTAAAGTCTCTTTACCCACAGCCACGTTCGCTGATCCTGTGGTATTAGCTGTTAAAGAACTATGACCAATGGCTACGTTACCACTTGCTGTAGTATTCGCTCTAAGGGCAGAATCACCCACACCCACATTTTGTTCACCTGTAGTGTTAGTAAACAGAGCTTTAAAACCCACCCCTACATTACTAGCTGCTGTAGTGTTTGCTACTAAAGCTTCTTTACCAAGTGCAGTGTTTTCTGAGCCTGTGGTGTTTGCATCCAAAGCACGTCTACCTACTGCGGTGTTGTTACTTGCGGTTGTATTAGAGGCTAGTGCATCTGCTCCGACAGCAGTATTAGATGCACCTGTTGTATTTGTTGTTAAAGAACTTCTACCAACTGCTGTATTACTATCTGCGGTTGTTGTATTTGCACCTGAGTAAGTTCCTAGAAAAGTATTAGCATCACCTGTAGTTAAATCCTCACCTGCTATATAACCCAAAGCAGCATTTTCTGTTCCTGTAGTGTTTGCACCGAGAGCAGAAGCACCTATTGCTGTATTGTTACTAGCTGTCGTACTTGCATCTAATGCTAGTGCTCCAACTGCAACATTGTTAGCACCTGTGGTGTTTGCAGCAAGTGAGCCTTGACCGACTGCCGTATTATTATCTGCGGTGGTATTAGAGTTTAACGCTCCTTGACCAACAGCAGTATTAGAACTTCCAGTTGTGTTTTCGTCTAAAGTGCGTGAACCCATACCAGTATTCGTTCCGCCTGTTGTATTAGCGGTTAAAGAGTTTTCTCCTATAGCAGTATTAAAGTTACCTGTTGTGAGACTGTCTAAGGCTGTATCTCCTAAAGCTACGTTACCCGTGCCAGTTGGGTAGTTTCCATCTAGTTTAATTGTTCCGCCATCTGTAACAAAGTTACCAGCGTTTGTGATGCCATCTGTTGTGGTCGCTCCATCAACGTCTAATGCACCTGTTACAGCTAAATCACCACCTACTGAGGCATCGTCTGTGACTGTTAAATCGTCTTCTACTTTCAGATCTACTGTATTTAGACTAGCGAAAGCATCGACTACAGCCGCTCCAGACCCTGCACCGTCTAAGTAAACTGCTTTGGTATCACCTGGAGGTATGGTTATGTTTGCTCCTGTACCCTGTGAAATTATTATATTTTGTGATCCAGTTGTGCCGTTCTCAATAAAGTGCATCCTACTTATAGTGTTTGGTGCAATCGTTATCGTGCAAGCCGAGTCAAGTGTGCCCGTGTATTTAAGATAAATAGCTCTGCCAGGATCCGTGGATCCATCGGCAACTGTTGTGGTATGCGTGTCTGCGTTGGTGGTGATTGCTTCGGTTCCAAAGCCTAATGCTTCACCAATCAGTTCCAAATTTGTATTTGTTGAAGTTCCCCAGGTTCCTGACTCATCACCAGTAGCTATTTCTTTAAGTCTTAAATCATTTACATAAGTAGCCATTTATATCTCCGTTCAATTGATTATATTACCTTTCTTCTGCATAGTTAAGCAACATCTTCCCAGTTTGGGGTCTGACTATCATCTATGGTGCTGTAATTTGGTGTTTGTGTATCCGTCACATCGCTATAATTAGGTGTTTGTGACTCGTCAATCAAACTCCAAACAAAAGGATTTCCTACTTCTCCAGTGGCTGAAACACCAGTTATTGAAACACTTCCAGCGGCATTTATTACCACATTTCCAACTGTTCCAGCTATCTCAATGCCATTTATTGTGAATTTTTCATTATGATGTATGGTTACAGAACCTACAGATGCTGTAGCACTAAGACCAGATACTGGTACATTTGCTTCACCATCTACATCAACAGATACAGAACCTAAAGTTGCGACGGCGCTAGGAGCTATTGCTATCGCTTGTCCATTAACACCGACGCCAGAAACTGATCCAGTTGCTGATTGTCCTGTAGGAGTTACATTTGCTTCTGCATCTATAGATGGTGTGCCTAAAGCACTTGTAGCAGATTGCCCAGATGGTGTGACATTAGCTTCAGCATCTATTGTTACAGATCCTAAAGAGCTTGTACCTGATTGTCCTGTAGGAGTTACGTTTGCTTCACAATCAAAAGTAAGCGTGCCTACCGCTCCAGTACCTGCTTGGCCTGAAACAGTGATATTGTTATCACATTTAAGAGTTACAGTTCCTAAAGCAGATGTAGCTGCGCTTGGAGCTGTAAGAGTAACAGGTATAGGTTCACCCCAAGCACCTTCACCCCAGGTTCCGCGACCCCAGCCTGTAATATTAGCCATAGGCTATTTAGGCGATTCTAATTAAAGCTGTGCTTGCCGCTGCCGCTGGCATAACCA